TCATAAGAAGGCCATCATAATACACGGCCTTCTCCCCCTTTTTGGCATTTTTAACCCAGTGCAGGAGAGACTGTTGACTATCTACTTCTTTCAATTCACCATCCTCTTTAGAGCTTTTTCAATTAGATCGTTCCTGAACCCGTTGGTCATGAGTTCCAGAAATTCGAGTGCCGAAAGGTCGTTCTCGAATGGGTGCATGTATATTCGATCCCCGTCACTTGTCACGGCTAAAATCATCGAAGAATCGACATTATCCGCGTCAAGTTGTCGCAGGATGTCATTTTTGTTTAACTGTTCCCGAGACTTTTTTGGCATAGGTGCTGTTCTTTCTCTTTGAATGAATCCCCGCATTATACAGGAGGGCGGCGCGATAGATATTCCCGCCAGCCTTCCTATAGGCCTGCTTGAGGTAGAGCATACCGTAGAGGATGCCAACAGCGCAATTATTGAGGCCAGAAGCTGAACCCTTGTATCCCAATCCACGGGCAGTGGGGGGTTTGATTTGCATCACACCCCTTTCCCCCGCTCTTCCCACGGCACTGCACTTAAAATTGCTTTCAGCCTTCGCGATGGCAACCGCCAGACTTGCAGGCACACCCTGCTTATAAGCCTCTGCAACAACCATGTTCTTCACGGTTTGAGAGAGTGCAGGTTCTGTTGCAACCAAAAAGCTGAAGGCCAGCGCAGCGATACAATGCTTCATCAATCTCTTCTCCCCGCTGTCCAGTTCTTCTGCATCCTCACCTCACCGTTCGGGATGCACCAGATCTCCCGGCTTTCATCGAGTGCCACGACCCAGATGAGATCCGCTTCAAAGCTGTAGTCGATGACTGCAAAAGCATAACCATCACCCTTGACTGTACTGAGCGGCACTGGTGGTTCAAGTCTTGTAAACAAATTAATATCCTTTCTGTTGTGGGGTGGTTGAAGCACCTGAAATGTTTCGTGTCAAATAAAAAAACCCCGCAAGCATAACCTGCGGGGTTTTAAATTTATGGTTGTTGCCTGTCTTACTTGAGTTTTGTGCTGAACTTCTTTCCTTCAAACACAAACACCTTTTTCTTGCTCTTCCTCGCAGAGGCAAATGCCTCATCGAAGCTTTGCTTCTTTGCCTTTTTGACAGGGGGTGCCGAAGGACGAAGTTTGGGCTTGGGGATAACAGCCTTCTCACGCTTTTCCGGGGTCTTATAGACAACAGTCTCTCCGCCACCACGGGGCATCTTGGGCACAACAGTCTCGTTCTTGCTGCGCGGAGTTTTGTAGACAACCGTCTCGTTCTTGCCAGAGACAACAGCAGGCTTCGGGCGGGGCTTCGGGGATGGGCGAGAGAATCCCGGTGGAGAACGATAATCCTTGCGGAGTTCCTTCTCGCTTTTCATCTTCGGGGATTCCGTTGTCTCAAAAACGGCAAGAGGGGAATTGGCACCCTCAAACTGAGGAGGCGGCATTTCGTCCCGCTTCCTCTTCATGTCAGAGAACTTTCTTGCATTGACAGCCCGGAGGCTCTTAACAAAGCCGGGGTGCTCAACAGTGAGGACGCGAGCGCGTGTTTTTGGGCCAGATGCCATTTTACTTCCCTGTTTTCTTTCTGCGGACAACCCCGCCACGTTTAAACATAGGTCCTTCTTCGCCTCTTGTGCGGGGTCCGGACGTTTTTACATCTGTTCTGTTCTTCACACTTTCAGCAGCCATCCTGTTTTGGAAGGCTTGATTGCCAGAAAACCTGTTGACAGGGCCAGAGGTGGATCTGCTTACCTGAGATGGGAGCCTTGAAGCTGGCGTCATCCCGGAGACTTCCTTCCGGAAGGCATCTGCACCTGCGTTAGTTCTCCTACGATCAGCATTCTTGTCGCGAAGAGACATTGCATCGACCCGACTCTGACGTATTGCGTCAAGTTCACGCCCTTTCTGGGTGCGAGTTGGGCCGTAATGGGCTCCGGTAGGAGAACGATTACCAGCAAACGTAGAAAGGTCTTGCTGTTCTTGCAGCCTCCTCATATCACTGATCTTCTGCCCGCGTTCAATCATTCGCTTTTCAGCCGCAGTCCGGCGGTCAGGCGGACCCTGCCACTTACGCATATCTTGAACATCAGGCGACATGGGGCCGAATCTTTTGCCAGTTTGAACGGGCGCAGGCTTTACAGTTGAGGAGCCGCGAGATCCTGTGGAGCCACCTCCACCACCTCCGCCTCCGCCCACAACAGTCTTGTTGCCAGAGGGGGCGTTACCCTTTGCTTGAGTGCCGGAAGAACGACCAACGGGTGCGCCAACAGATGATCCGCGAGAGCCAGATGCTCCACCACCACCGCCACCGCCGCCGCCAACACCGGACTTATTACCACTGCCTGATGGTGAAGGTTTTGATGTGGATTTGCTCGACGCGGGGCTGCTGGAGGATGCTTTTGATGGTGCCGTTCTGGACGGACCACCAGAGCCAGAACCACCCATCATGCCCCCGCCGGGGCCTTGTGAAGTGCTGGTGGAGGTCATTCCACCACCACGCATACGCTTCATCTTTTTTGTTTTTTGCTTGCTTGCCATGACATAATTTTAAATCACAACCTGCCAAAACAAAAATCAATAGCTTCGGTAGGCAGGCAGCACGCAAACAACAGCTTCGAGGGAAAGAGGATCAACCTTGTTGGACTTGGAGAGGTTCTCTTGTGCCGGGAGGTATTGGAGGTTTTCAAGAACATGAAGGCCGCAGACGGCTTCTCCAACCAAAGGGATGATATGATCAATATGGAACCCGACAGGGCAATTGTCTATGAATAAATTTACCTTGGTGATGTCCGCCCAGCGCGGCACTGCTTTGATCTTGACGGCACGGCGTTTTATCCTGACCCTTTTTACAGCCGCCTTGCCCTTATCTGTTTTTGCGTATTTCCTGTAATGTCCTCGTTGCTTTTCTTGGTATTCAGGCCTCTGTCTCGACTTCCTTGTACTCTCTCTATTCTTTTGCTTCCCTTCTGGCGTTGAAAGAACACGTCTTCTCCGTTCCTTATCCTGTAGACGTTTGAACGGAGACCTATTTCTCTCGTTCAGGCATTCAGAGCAGTGTCCAGACTGAGAATGCCTCTCTGAAAGATGCCCCCGACGGCAGGGAACGCCAGTGAAGTATTTAATAACGCCAAGCTCCAAAGCTTTGGCGCGAGAGTCAGGGAGCGTGTCATCTCTGGTAAAGGATTCGTGAATCAAGCCTGCACCACAAGTTTTTTAGATTTTTGAAATATAATACCCGGGGGTGTTTTTTTCAAACAAATCAAAGAGATTTACCCCTCCCGGGGGTGTAAAGTGGGGTGAGATTTTTGAAAAATATTACAATCGTTTGTGGAGATCATTATGTTATACACATGACGAGGCTCAGCGCGCATACGGGGTGGTGGCGGTGGCGGGGGGTGTTCTGCCTTTGTTCCCTTTTTGTTCCCGTTCTGTACAAGCGTTTGCATGTTTCGCTCATGCCAGTGGAAGCGCGCTTATTTCCAATTAACGACGCTTATGCGCTAAGCCTTTGTAATCTTTCAAGTATTTCCGCTTCGATGCTCTTCGAGTCACTGGTGACAGTTTCCATTCTTACCTGCTCAGTGAGCATCCCGGCAGCTTTTGCACCTAAAGATAGAAGGCTTGCCTTAACGGCGGGCGGCGTTTCCGCTGCGTCAAGCATTGACCATAGGTTGCGCCATATCCTGTCGGAATGCTTTTCCCTTTGCCTGTCCGTAAACATGCTATTCTTGATTGCTTTTGCATCCAATATTTCCCTCACCCTTGCGCTTATCGTAGGGGAAGCTGCAAGCCGGGAAGCCTCCGCATGGATAGAGTTATCTTTCATTGACGTTGCGTCATATGCAGCCCTGTAACTGTCGGCATTGCTAAGCCCGCTGGCAAGCGCTTGGGCGAATGCTTCCTGCTTCACAGTGAGGCCATTTGGGAGCTTCCCGGTTCTCTTGTTTGTTGTTCCCTTGGAGAGTCCGTCACTGGCAACTAAGGCAAGCTTGGGCTTGGTGCTGTCTATTGTGTCTTTCATGGGCTGGTCTCCCCTCAATCGCCGGGCGGCTTTTCGGGGTTTCAAAATTGCTTCCCCTTATGGTCATGCTCAATTGTAACATTTCCCCTCACATATCCCATAGCCATGCATCCAGCGCATAGCAGCTATGCAATAATACCCTCTTGCGTTAATTCCCGATTAGCTTGACATTGGGGCTCCAAGACACGCCCAACAAACAAACAAAAGAGAGAAAACATGAAAAGCGAAAATCAGATTGTGGACATGCTCGAAACGATTTGCGGGCTTCTCATTAAGTATAGTGGACGTTTTTATTCGGGGGACGTTTCTGAGCGTCTTAAAAGCTGGATGGATGAATATAACAATGCAAAGCATGCATATCCTGAAGCATGGGAAGCATATTGCATCAAGGTAAAGGCAGACACAGAACATAACGGATATGATTGCCTTTAATTGCGATTAACAGGCAAGCGCCAAGCGCGCTTGCTCATTAAACGCAACTAGAAAGGGAAACATCATGATCATTTATCAAGGCGCAAGCCTCATAGACGGAGCGCCGATTGTGGCGATTGCAATCGCCCAGTCTGGCAATGTTAAGACTGGAAACATGATCCAGACCTATATCATAAGGTCTGATATCGATCCCTTGCTTGCCTCAAAAACAGGCGCTGATTACTCAATTTGCGGCGCCTGCCCCCATCGCGGCAATGTCACAAGCGATCCCAAGCGCAAGATTGCAGAAAAGCGCTCTTGCTATGTCAATCTCGGGCAAGGTCCGTTAATCGTTTGGAAGGCTTTTCAGCGCAAAATTTACAAGTCTGCAACAGGACACAAGGCGATTGCGGCAATCGGTAAAGGGAGAATGGTGAGGCTTGGCACGTATGGCGATCCTGCCGCCGTTCCGTCCTACATCTGGGAGAGCCTTATCAGTGAAGCAACAGGCCATACAGCGTACAGCCATCAATCCAACATGCCAAACGCCGACACTAGGCCGGATTTTATGATGGTTTCCGCTGATAACGAGCAACAGGCGCGGCACGAATGGGCGAATGGGAACCGCACATTCCGCGTTATCAAGTCAACACATGAGATTGTGAAGGGCGCGGAAATACTTTGCCCTGCGTCAAAAGAAGCAGGCTTCAAGACAACATGCGCGAAATGCGGATTGTGCGGCGGTTCCTCTGTTAAGGCGAAATCAATCGCGATTGTGGATCACGGACCACAAAACAGGAAGCGCGCGTAGTGCTTGAAATGCCGGGGGGCAATTCCCCCGGCCCATCAAACACTAGGCAAAGGAAGGGAAACACTATGCTTTTCGATATCACGTTTGAAACAATCACTGAAGAAAGCGCTGAGAATGGCGATGCCGCCGAATCAGGCTTCCATATGGAGGAAATAACCTTGCGTGAAGCATGGGAAGCTATGCGATGGGAGGGCTATTGCGAAGCAAGCGATAGCAACACAAGCGCCGCACGTTGGCTCACGTTCTATGGCGAGCAATGCCCCGCCACGGGTCACTTCACCAACTATAGCTTGCATTTCCCGTCAAAGCTCTCCCAGTATAGCAGGGTGCGGATTGCGCGCTTGTTCCGTTGCTATGGCGTCAAGTAAGGGGAAGGAAACAATCATGCTCGAATTTAAACCCGTCACCACATACACACGGCAACAAGTAAAGGATGCACTATCGCAATGGAACATGGGCGGAGAACCGCCTAGGGCGGGACACTCTCTTTTAATCGCTTTTCCCGGCAGGATCGCAATCCGAATCACTAAACCAAGGGGCGAAGCGCATTTCACTATTGAAATGGCAATGAAGGATTGAGGAAATGAAAAACGCCATAACCAAAACCATCACAATTCAACAAGCCTTGTCCAGCGCCGCATTCCGTGACGGCTTCAGTGACTACGCAATGGGCCGGGGCTGGCACGAAAAAACCAAAGCAAAAGAACAATGGGAGTATGAACGCGGGCGCATGTTTGCAGCATGGCTGAAAAGCAAGGCCTTTGATCTTGGTTCCTATACTTTGAAACGCGGGCGCTGGGCGAGTCCCACAACCATCAGCCATTACCGTGACGCAATGCGGGAAGGCTCAATATTCTAGATTGATCCCCTCGCCGGGGGGCTTGCGGGGTTTCAAAAAATTAACGCAACGGAAAAAAATGCCAATGTACCAAAACGACAAAGCACTAGAGGGGTACTTTCTTATCGTCAATGGATTGCGAGCAATGGGAGGCAATCCAGAGTCGATCAAGCACACGGCTCGCCTCTTAGAGGCGCTTGCAAAAGAAACAAGACCAAAGGCAGGCAAGAAAGTGCTTCTCAGATTCTCTGAAATCCTGCGCGAATACGCGAGATAACTCAACCAAAAGGAGAACAATAATAGTGCTTGCAATGTTAATTGCCGCGATTATTCTCGCGGTCTACATAATCGAAACGAGGTGAAAAATGGACGTTCGTAAGTTTTGGACTCAGTGCCGCCTTCATGACTGGCACTACATGATGAGCGATGACCCGGAGTTTTATCGCATGGGCAAGGATGAAGAGGACCGCCTTGTTGCTATCGCACACAGCGACCCGGCAATGGCTGAAATCTACAGGCAATGGCAGGATAACGCACACAACTGCGGACCCCGACCCGCTGAACCGAAGCTGGAGGATTGAGCGCAATGAAACGCAATGAACCCTGCGCCCATCTCCGCCCCGCCTACGACAGGCTTGAACTCGCCCACTACATCTGGCGCGACCCCGACACTGGGGAAGTGTCATGGGAACCGACAGCGATAGAGGATGAATTGATGAGGCTTGGCCTCATTGCACAAAATGCAAAGCAGCCATGCACCATACGCGCGGCAGAGGACCCCGACACATGACGGCATTTTCTTATTTCGCAGTCATTGCGATTGTGGTAGGTTTACTATCGATAACCAAGGACCCCCTACAAGGAGACTAAAACATGACCGAACAGGAATTCATCAAGCTGGTGGCTGAGTCGATCAGCAAGGCAACAGACCCAGAGGAGGCTGCAAAAGCTACCTTCGACCTATGCTGCAAGGCGGCAGAGGCATGGGGCATGAAACCCTCAATCGAGTGCGGGATCAAGAAGCCGGGTGAACCCCGGCACCATTCCGACGAATCCTGCTGGTGCGTGACGTTCGAGGCTGGCCCGTATCAATGGGGCGTCACAGCAAGCCTCAATGTCAGCACCAAAGGCAAGGTGCTGGCCGAACCCTACTATAGCTTCGATCTTTGCTTCTCGGAGGCATGATGAGCAAGCTCAACAAATGCGCCGCTGAAGGCATGTACCGCATGGAAGGAAATAGCGTTTGGGTATTTGCGGATGACGCAGATATCTGGATCATAAAGGGGGGGCAGGGGCTCAGCATTTCAGTGTGGAGCAAAGACACGAAAAGAGACCCCATCGACGCAATCAACCTTGATTGGAAGACAATCAAAGGGGAGGATTGATGGTTGTTCTGCTGATCATATTCTTAACCATCCTGATACTCACGGGTATCGAAGCAGTGTTTAAATGAAAAGGGCCGGGGGAAACCCCGGCCTAAGTTATTTTGGGAAGTGTGTGTTACGCTGCTGGCTGGCAGCACGATTTCCTCATACCCTATAGACCGGGCCAGTCTTATCCCTTCTTGGGATCTCTATGCTGAATCTCTCCAGCAAGCGCACCATAGGCCACCAAATCCACAAAACTATCCAAGTGATCCGGCGTCTCTACTAATCGCGCAATCTTCAACCATGCCATGCACAAGGCAACCTGAGCAGGACTCACATTCACCCCCACAATCTCAGTCCATCCCGCCGCGATACGGCGGTGCGTTTCCAGCGCATCACCATAATCCTTCGCGCGCTGACCATTGATCAGGTCAGACGCGGAGTTCAAAATCTTATCGCGGTCGATATTCCCTATCATAAAAGGTTCAGAAACATCCTTCCTTGAGATTGTGTGGCTCAAGTCAATCATATCTTCCGGCTTCCTCATGTTCCCTCCGGTATTCAAGATGCCACACAATCATGGCTATGTATCTTCCAACCTTTAACACAACTATCTCTGGCATCCAAGGGCAAGCGAGGTGAAGTGCCTCATGGATAATTGTTTCCAGCCTCACCCTGCCAACCAGCCGATCATCTATCTCTAACATTGGCTGATATGGCGGCTGCTCATGAGGGTGGTTGTGGAGAAGCTGGGTTGCCAGCCCATCTGCCCCATGCCTAAGAAGCTTCCTCTCCACAATAAGAGGAAGCTTTCTCAGGTCAACGCTGCCATCCTTTCGGAAGCCCTTCATATCTCATCGAGCAACATGTTGATCTTATGGTGGATGCGCGTGACATGATACAAAGTTTCTTCGATGTCAAGCGTTGATATACATTCATATTTCGAAGACCCTTTAACCTTGCCCACAAGTATCAACTGGTCATACTTCCCTTCGGCAGACTCCAGCACCTTCTCAGGCGTGAGATCGTCCTCATCTTTATTGGTATCGTTTAAACCCGGAAAATCAACAACATTATCATCCATTATCATCTTCCTCCAATGCCTCATCAATAACATCAAGATCTCTCGCCGCGTCTTCCGGCTGAAGAGACAACTCGCACGACTGCACCAGCACATAGTTGCGCGCCACCAGCAGCGCCGCCCGCAGCCTCTCCACATCACGCCTGTATTCCTCAAGGTCTATGGCGTTCTGTTCCACCTCTGCGGTGAGGCGGGTGATGGTGTCGGCTGCTTCCCATTCAAGCGTTTTGGTATGAACTGCTTCCATTGTGGGACCGCGAAACACCTTACGTTGCAACCGCTCTACGATATCAATCATCCCTGCGCCTCCAGTTCACCCACTTCACCCACTGTATCATCAGCCAGAGGATCACTGCCTCCAGCCTGTCTGCCAACCAAAGCCGCACTCACATACCCCTTTATCATTGGTGAGCCCCAACGCCCAATACGCTGAAGCGCAATGCGAAGGCGAGAGATCTCAGCATCTTTTTCAGCGATAACCTTGTTTAAATCCTGCATCACAGCTTGAACTCCCTTTCCTCTGTGGCAACAGGTTCGACATAGCATGTAGTTGATGTGTTGTAAATAAGATTTGTTGCGCCCTGCCTTCCCACCCATGCGAATCGGCACTTCCACACATGAATTTGTGCCGTCAGTGGATCGTCCTTTTCCCTGTGGATTGTGATCCCGCAGTCTGCTTTTGCGAACCACGCCGCCGATCCAGATATGTCGTAACCGCCGGGGACCGGGATTTTCCCGTCTGTGCCGCGCTGTAGCTTGGTGGGATGCGCGACAAACCAGATATGGACCCCGTGCCCCATCGCGAACGCTTTAACCTTCGTGAGCATGTCCGAGATCCATTCCGTCTCAGCCTGATTGCGATTGTCTCTACTGATAAAATTGTAAGGATCAATAACAGCGCCACGAACGCCATAACGGAGGATGGCCACGCGGAGCCTGTCCAGAATGCTATCAAGGTCAGCAAGCCCACCATCATCCTGCCAAACAAAGGCAAAATGCTCCTGAACCCAGTCGAGTGCCGCATTGAACTCCTCACCGTTCATCCTCCTTGTGGGGCCTTCAAAGAAGTGAAGTTGCGCCCTCTTCGACATCAGCTTTGATATGTGTAAACGCGGCTCATTCTCGAAAGAACAGATGCCAAACCTCCATCCTCTCTTAGAGGCAAGATTAACCATCAACTGGTCTATAAATTCCGACTTGCCGCTCGACGGCACTCCAGTACAAATTGTGACTTGGCCCGGCACGATAGTGTAGAAGTCATCGACCGATAAATACCCAGTCGATTCTCCTTTGCCTGCGCCCTTGTCGTATAGCTCCCGTATCGCATCCCGGAAGTGGAAGGCATCGTAGAGGCCTTGGACTGGCCAAGGCTGGGCCGCTTCGGTCGAGCGCTTAAGAGCCGCCGCACCGCATTTGACAAGGCATTCATTTGCATCCTTGATGCCCTCGGGGAATTTAATGCGCCAACTCTTGCCCTTGCCAACTCTACGAGCAATCTCTTCGGCCAGCGCTTCTCCCGGACCATCATGGTCTGTCGCAATGAGCACCCTTTCAGCAGCATCGATATATTCCTTCGCATCCCACAAGAATTTAAACTTGCCATCCTCGGACGGATCAATCTTACCTTCCGTCACTTTCATTGGTGCCCCGTTCGGAACACTCACGGCCCTCACACCAACCTCTGCGAGAGCCAGCACATCCATCTCGCCCTCTACGATATAGATGTTGTCACCCTTCTTTAAGTGCCGAAGCCCAAAGAATGAATCCGGGGTTTGCCAGCATAAAAACTTCTTTTCGCCTGTGAAGCGCTGCTTGAGCGCAACCACATTCCCGGTCTTGTCGTAGTAGGGGAAACCCACAACGGCCTCATCCCCCTTGTCATATCCCACCAGTTCATATTTGAGTGCCGTGGAGGCAGATATACCTCTTTCCGAAAGCCATTCAAGATGCCGATCTTCGATGGGGTTGAAGTCGTCTATCTTGCGGCGCTCCACCACCTTATCTTTGCGGGGTTCCAATTTTTCATGTCTCCTATGCTCTGAGCGCATGGGTATCAAACCCGCGACCCCGCAATGATGGCAGGAATACACAATCCTGTTGTCATCGCGGTTGACGCTGAGACATGCCTCTTTCTTGTTCCGCCTTCCGAAGGAACACCAAGGGCACTGATACTTGTGCTGCCCATAGCGGGCTATGTTAATAAGATTTTGTTCGCGGCTCATGGGGATCACTCCCCATCTTCGGCCTTGAGTTCAGGAATCTCGTGAATGGGACATGCGTTATCCATCCAATATCCTGTTTGGATAGTGCCGTCCTTGGTTTTGATTGGGATGCCCTTGCCGTGGTTGTTATCCAGCACGGGGCAGATGCAGCCAGATTCGATGGCTTCCTTGGTTCCGGGGTTTGGTTTTGTCATTTAATCCTCCTTGCAAGCGCGGCAGCATAAAGACTTAGTGCCGGAAGTGTCAATCATCTTTCGGGGTTTTAAGGGACCCATTTGATCGCCACTTGTGCAACGCGAAAATAGCAATTGAAGCAATTACAGTCATCCAAATCTTGCCGATAAACTGGCCCGCGACAAAATTTAGTGACCCAAACGCCAACCACAGGAAAACTGTTGAATCGACGGCAGCGCCCACAATTCCAGACGCCAACACGGCAAGGCTCAAGTTGCGCCTGCGAAGCGGGGTGTATACAGATAGGTCCATCAACTCCGCAACAGCGAAAGCTGTAGCACTGGCAATCACGAGTGCAGGCGGCGCAACCAGAACTGAGAGGACAACGCCACAGGCTATGGCAGAGAGCACCCATCGTACACCGAGCAACTGATGCACCGCGTCTCGCAATACCAGCGCCGCGCCGATCATCAGAACCCCAGACGGGGCCATAAGGCCGGGGGCAACAGGGATCAGGCATGGGCCATTCGGAACGCAGACAGTCCCGACATTGCCGATGAGCCAATTGGCAACCGGGATGGTTGCGAGATAGGCAAGGAAGACAAGGATTTTCATTATTCACCTCTGATTGTTTTAATTTCTACGCGGCCATGACGGGCGGTTAACACCTGACGCCCGCCAAATTCACGAAACAGGTTGTTTGCGAGGAATTCGTGCAAGGTCATTTCGACGGTCACCGCCTTCTCGATTGCCTCTGCTGCAATGAACTCGTCTTTCTGAATTTCAAGATTGTAGATGATTGGGTCTGAATTGATCGGGCATTTGGACACAAATTGAATGCGGTAGATGTTCATGCGATTAAGTCCATTTGCTGATATGTGGGGACCCACTTCACAGGGCATTGCACAGCATCAATGACGCGGGCCATTGCCTCTGGACAACTGTCCGTGTCTTTGTAATTGCGGGCAACATTTACGCTATCAACACTAGCGAACGGCCATCTTTTACCAGCAACGGCCATGCCACGAAGCATGTGTACCCAAGGCAACGGGCCGCGCTGAGCCAGCGCATTAAAAGCTTCATCTGCTCGCCTGCGCCAAGTATCCGATCCAACCTGCCAATAAGAACCCGACGAGCCAAAGCAAACTCTTGGGAACTTCTGAGCAAAATCCAAAAGAACATCAATTGGTTCTGCAAGGTGCCAAACAGGGGCTCCAAATGCAGCAGAAAAAGGCCATTCACTAACAAGGTTGGCGTTTGCCTCAATATCTCCGTCAATCACATCAGGAATCACTGCCCAATGAGGGTGGCCTAATCGCGGCTCAAGCCATTTGTAAAATTCCGTCCAATTAACTTTTTTCCCTTTGGTGTGCAAACTGAATGCGCCATTGTCCCACATAACGGACTGGCCAATCCGAAGACAAATTTCGGCGTCTGATGGATGTGCAAATGAAACACAAAAACTTTTACCAGCCATACGCCAAAGTTGTTCTCTGGGAGTAAGTGGAGTGCCGTGGTAATGTATTGTCATTTTTCCTCATTTTTTAATGATGGCAATGATAAACACCAAGGTCCAACGTGTCAATCATATTTCGGGATTTTAAAAACGCATGGCTGCTATGCAATAGGCGCATGGCTATACTAAAAAACCAAAACCCCGCATCCCTCCTATGAGGAAGAAAGCCGTCGAAGAACAATTAAAAATGTCGAAGAGCGGTTTATGGCCAGCCGCTATGTCAATTCTCAAGCCAGTTTTTTTCTGAAGCTTGGTTATTTTTTTATTGATCCACGGTGAATGCTTAAGCGAGACCCGCTCCGCAGCCCGCTGAAGTTTGGACAAGGCTTCGCCTTAGCCAGCGAAGCCATTGATCCACGGAGCCATGCCGTCGGTCAACCCATCCCACTTGCATAACCATCTTACTGGGAGGCCGGGGTCTTGCTGTCGGCCTTTATATGCAGCTTCTATTAAGGCGCTGGGCATTGTCAGCAGCTTGTGGGTCTACCACTGACGCCCATGCAGGTCGGAATACTCACCGGAGCCTGCTCCTACCTCTCGCGAGGCTTACCCGATGCCCTTCGGTCTATTGCGCTGGCCGTCCTTTTCCGGCTCCACGGCCCTATAGGCGGGCTGGCTATCCAACCACCCTAGCACACGGCACCTCAAAGATGCAAGCCTACAGCTTATCTGCGAATCCCATGTTGTTTTCGATGTAGGTCCTCACTAAGAACCTGAATTGCATGGCTTTTTTGAAGGCACGCTTGCTACTTCTCTCACTCATAACCGACTGGAATAAGCTATGCATAAAAGGCGTATCTACCCCAGCAAAACTGCATACCTCGTCAAAGTCCGGGGTTCCCACCCAACTTACGGCCTCCTGCCTCACCTCTGGGTTGTTTACAGAGCAATCAATGAGAGCCTGTGCCAGAACATGCAGCCAGAGGATTCGTTCGTTCGTGAGGGATGTGCCGGGTTGATCAAATAGGGCAGCGTAGATGCTTTCTTCTTTTTGCATAGCAGCTATGCGTCCAGCGCATGGATCTTCTCGACCGTGATTTCGGCGCGAGGATTGTTTTTGTCGAGGCCCCAGTAGAGGTGTTGTTCCTTAACGGCGCGGTCATTCTTATAGATGCAGTCTTGCATCAGGTCGAAGATCAGGCTTGCGTCTAGGTCTGGCCTGCGGCTGGCATACCATATCTTCATCGTGACGCGGAGATCCCCATCCATCAGGGGATCAAGCACGGGGCATTGCTGTTTAAACATATCGGAGTAGTTCAGGGCCTTCTCTGACTTGATGAGAAATTTCCCCGTCCATCGTCGGCCATTCGACTTCGACGCTGGCTCCCCGAGTATGGTGAAGGTGATTATTGACTTGTCTACGGCACTCATGTATCCCCAACACTATGAGGATCACAAACAAGCACGGCGTCCCTGAGACCATCGTCAGGGCGGTTCAGGACGATGAGTACGACAAGGGGGATTCCGTTCTCTCTGTGACTCAGTTGATTTCGCCACCCCGGATTGTAATACTACAGAGTGTAAACCAACACAACCTTGAGGTTGATGTCGTTAACAGAGTGCCAGCATTGCTCGGCACTGCGGTCCATAAGATCCTCGAAAAGGGATCAAAAGATCTCCCAAACTACCATCTCGAAGAACGCCTCTTCGATGTGGTAAGGGGTTGGAAGATCAGTGGTGCCGTGGATGTGCAGATCGATAATGGCGATGGCACATGGGACATCAACGACTACAAAATAACATCGGTGTATTCAGTTCAGTCTGACAAGCCTGAGTGGGAACAGCAACTCAACTGCTACGCATACCTCGCCTATAAAAATCATGGTCGGAGGCTGAGAAGCTTGAAGATCGTGGCCATCCTGCGGGACTGGGTGAGGAAGCAAGCCGAACTCAAGCCAGACTACCCGCAATCACAAATCGCAGTTGTTGATGTTCCGCTATGGACGTTCCAGCAGCAAGAGGCGTTTGTTGAGGGGCGCGTATTGCTGCATCAGGCGGCACAAAAAGCTGTTGACAGCGGCGAGCCACTCGTTTATTGCACTGATGAAGAGCGCTGGGTCCGAGGCGAGACTTGGGCTCTTATGAAAGAGGGCCGCAAAAGCGCGGTAAAGCTTTATGACAACCAAGAAGACGCGACAAGAGCCGCCAAAGAGCTTGGAGAAAGCATTGGCATCAACCCCGGACACTACGTTGAGCATCGACACGGAACTCCAATACGATGCGCCGGAAATTACTGCCTCGTGGCAGGATATTGTCGGCAATGGCAAGGGAGTCTTGTACAGGGCTCTGGCGACGGCTCAGGCTGAATGCCAGAACGTGGTGATGAATAAGGTGAACCCGCATTTCCGCAGCAAGTATGCGGATCTTTCCGCAGTGCGGGATGCGATCATCCCAATCTTCAGCAAGCACGGGATTGCAATTATTCAAGCCCCCCACAACGACGGGTTCAGCGGGTTTGTTCTCGAAACCTTTCTTCTCCACGAGAGCGGAGGGGAGATGAAGTTCTCATTCCCTCTTCCAAACGACACCACAAACATGCAGAAGATTGGTTCAGCAATTTCCTATGCAAGGCGCTACACACTGAGCGCAATTGCTGGTATTGCAAGCGAAGAGGATGACGATGGCAACGCGGCGACGAATCCCAATGGTGGGGGACAATCCGCCGGAGGTCGTGGTGCCGCTGGAGGATCTCAAGCTAGAGGTGAGCATCCACCAGCCACGAACGGAGGTATTGTCCTCTGAGGAGGCGAAGGAATTCGATTGGGACGCATGGTCAGGACTTATGATTGCATGTCTGATTGTGCCGCGCTCAACGGATGCTCTGGTTGATTACTGGAAGGCCAATGCCAATATGTTGGATTGGGCAAAGAAGGTGAAGCCAGAGATTTATGAGGTGATACGATTGGCGTTCACCTCTAGGAAACTTGAGATACAAGGAGATAAGAATGGTTCAGTATGATAACAGGGGCAGGTTTACACTGTTCCGCAACACGAAGAAGCGTGAAGGCAAGAACGATCCTGACTTCACTGGCACATTTACCGACACTGACGGCACTGAGCATTGGGCAAGTGCTTGGTCCACAAGGCCAAAAAACAATCCCGATGGGGAGAAGTTCCTTGCTGGCTCGATGCGCCCCAAGGATGCTCCGCGTGAGCAGCCCCCCGCCCCGGCACTGAAGCGGGAACTTGAGGACGAAATTCCTTTTTAGGGAGCTAGCTGCCTTTAAGGTAGAGCCAGTGGGGTTTCCCTCCTTTCCCGCGACTGGCGACCCCTTCGACTCACTGGTAAAGAAGCTGGACTGTGGTAGGGAATAGCTTTCCAAAACCCGCAATGTGAGCGCTGCCCCGGCAACAACGTGAGCCGGGGTTTTTCTTTTGGAGGTCACATGTCGAGATCCAGAAAGAAACATCCCATAACCGGGATCACCACCGCCGAAACCGAGAAAGAATTTAAACAGCAAGAACATAGTCGCGAACGCGCGGCTGTGCGTGGTGCCCTGCAAACTGAAAAAGAGTTATTGCCACACCCGAAAGAATTTGGTAATCGTTGGAAAGGTCCAAAGGACGGAAGAACTGATTGGGCCGGGTCAAACTATGAAGAGAAGGCAAAAAGG